ACATCTTATATAATATGAAAATAACATATGAATAAACTTTTTAGTTAGAGTATGCTAAACCACCCATACCACTCATAATACGTAATACATTGTAGTTGACTGCATAGACTTTTAAGACAGCACCACTTTGTAAAGTGTTTGAACTATCGAATGATAAGTTTAATACAGCATTATCGATACGACTGAAGTTACAAGTACCTGATGGTTGATGTTCTTCTGGTTTAAGAGCAAATGAATAGACGTGTGTTGCATCTAAAACTGATGTACCATTGAATTCTGGGTTACCACTGCCTACAGCAAATCCTTTAGTTGCAACTGAACGACCAGCACCGGTGTGATGTTCGTAACGTTGAACTTTAGTGAAATAATCACCTGAACGACGTTTAAATCGGTCTTGGCCGTTTAATTGTAATAATGCATCTTTACAAGAAGTATATGTATTGAATGGTATTTCGGTTGGTGTTTCATCAACTAACCAAACTAATTCTTTAACAGGATGATTAAAGCGTAATTCTTGTTGAGTAGTAACAGCTGCAGTTGGAATAGTTAAAGCATTTGAGTATTGAACTTGTTCAATTAAATATTCATGTGATACTTGAGCAAAACGACGACGTTCATCTGTATCTAAAAAGATATAATCAGCCCATACAGTAGTATTTTGTAATGTTGATCCATTAAAAGGTGATATAATTGAAGGAGTAGTTGAGACAAATTGAACATTAATCTTAACTTCATGATATTGTAAAGCGATTAATGGTAATGCTAAACCTGGATTACGACAGAACCAGAATTGTAAAGGAATATATAATCGGTCTAATGTAGTATCATCTTCATCTGCACCATCTAACATTTGACTTAACATTAATGCTTGGTCTAAAGTATGTGTTAAATCACACCATACTGCCATCCATTCACCATATTGTTTATCAATAACTTGACCTCCAATTTCGACTTCAACATAGTCTAATAATTGGAAACCTAAGAATGCATTGAGATCACTATCATCAGTATAACTTGATGAAACATCAACTTGTAAATATAAACGATGTAATAAATCACCGTTACGAGCAATTGTACAAGTGAAACGACGACCAATATCAGCAGCACCATTGAAAGTTTGTTCAATAGCTTCAACTGCAAAGTTGGTATGACGACGATAAACAACCTTGAAGAAGGTAATTTGTGGATTACCTGTTAAATAAATATCTTGAGCGCCGTAAGCGACTAATTGCATTAAACCACCTGCCATTTTGAATTATATAATATATAATAGAAATAGAAAATAATTTCAGTTATTCACATCTTATATTAAAATGAAAATAACATAGAAATAAACTTTTTAATTAGAATAAGCGAGACCACCCATACCTGACATAATACGTAAGACGTTGTAGTTGACAGCATAGACCTTTAATACGGTTCCTGCAGGAATATCATTTCCATCATTTGCAGGTGTATTATATCCATAACCTGCTGCTTTAAATTCTAAATTTAATACCGCATTATCAATACGACTAAAATTACATGTTCCTGAAGGTTGATGTTCTTCAGGTTTAAGAGCAAATGAATAGATATGGATATATTCGAGTGACATGTCTATCGAAGTCGTACCTAATTTATTAATAGTAAATCTACGACCTGCGCCTGTATGATGTTCATAACGTTGAACTTTAGTGAAATAATCACCGGTGCGACGTTTAAAGCGATCTTGACCATTTAATTGTAATAAAGCGGTGGATGATTGAATATAACCTGTAAATGTACTTGTACTATTATTAGTATCAACTAACCAAACTAATTCTTTAACAGGATGATTAAAACGTAATTCTTGTTGAGTTGTTTGAGGAACTTCACCACTATTAACTGTTAATGCATTTGAGTATTGAACTTGTTCAATTAAGTATTCGTGTGATACTTGTGCAAAACGACGACGTTCATCTGTATCTAAGAATATATAATCAGCCCATACTGTACAATCTGCTAATGATTGAGTATCTAAAGCAGGAACTGTTAGATTAGTAAATTGAACATTAATCTTAACTTCGTGATATTGTAAAGCAATTAATGGTAATGCTAAACCAGGATTACGACAAAACCAGAATTGTAATGGAACACGTAAACGAGCAGTATTACTATTTATTTCTAACATTTCACTTAACATTATAGCTTGATCTAAAGTATGAGTTAAATCACACCATACAGCCATCCATTCTCCGTATTGTTTATCAATAACTTGACCTCCAATTTCAACTTCAACATAGTCGATTAATTGAAAACCTAAATAGTCGTTAGTATTACTATTACTATTAACATCAAGTTCTAAATATAAACGATGTAATAAATCACCATTACGTGCAATTGTACAAGTGAAACGACGCCCTAAATCTGCAGCACCATTGAAAGTTTGTTGAATAGCTTCAACTGCAAAGTTGGTATGACGACGATAAACAACCTTGAAGAATGTAATTTGTGGATTACCTGTTAAATAAATATCTTGAGCGCCGTAAGCGACTAATTGCATTAAACCACCTGCCATTTTAAATTAATTATATAATAAGAATAGAAAAAAAAGTGTGATTATTATCTTATCTAATATAATAACAACATAGAAATAAATTTTTTAGTTAGAATAAGCGAGACCACCCATACCTGACATAATACGTAAGACATTATAATTGACGGCATATACCTTTAATACGGTTCCTGCAGGAATTACACTTTCTCCTGGTGGTGGTTCTGAAATATAGCCGAAGCCTTCATTTAAAAATTCTAAATTTAATACCGCATTATCAATACGACTAAAATTACATGTTCCTGAAGGTTGGTGTTCTTCAGGTTTAAGAGCAAACGAATATATATGTATATTTTCAAAAGCAACTCCACCAAAATTAGTATTATTAAATGCACCAAAAATAAATTGACGTCCTGCTCCACTATGATGTTCGTAACGTTGAACTTTAGTGAAATAATCACCGGTGCGACGTTTAAAGCGGTCTTGACCATTTAATTGTAATAAAGCGGTAGATGATTGTATATAACCTGAAAATGTACTATCAGTTGAATTTGCATCAACTAACCAAACTAATTCTTTAACGGGATGATTAAAATATAATTCGTGTTGTGTAGAAATAGGTGCTGTTCCTGAATTTATTGTAAGCGAGTTTGAAAATTGTACTTGTTCGATTAAATATTCATGTGAAACTTGAGCAAAACGGCGTCTTTCATCCGTATCTAAAAATATATAATCAGCCCATACGTTGCAATCTTTAAAATCGCTTGAAGTTATACCTGTTATTATACTTTTAAATTGAATATTAATTTTAACTTCATGATATTGTAAAGCGATTAATGGTAATGCTAGACCTGGATTACGACAAAACCAGAATTGTAATGGAACTATTAATCGGGCATAATCACTATCTATTTCTAACATTTCACTTAATATTATGGCTTTATCTATAGTATGAGTTAAGTCACACCATACAGCCATCCATTCTCCATAATGTTTATCTATAACTTGACCACCGATTTCTACTTCAACATAATCTAATAATTGAAAACCTAAATATCCGTATCCAACATATTCATTATTAGCAGTATCAACATCAATTTCTAAATATAAACGATGTAATAAATCACCATTGCGAGCAATAGTGCAAGTGAAACGACTACCTAATGAGGCTTTACCATTATAAGTTTGTTCAATTGATTCAATCGCAAAATTGGTATGGCGACGATAAACAATCTTGAAGAAAGTAATTTGTGGATTACCTGTTAAATAAATATCTTGAGCACCGTAAGCGACTAATTGTAATAAACCACCTGCCATTTAAAATTATATAATATATAAGGATAAATATATATTATAATTAATTTAAGCAAATAATATATCTAAAACACCATCCTTTATTCTTATAATATTATGGCGAACTAAATAAATATTACATTCGGTATATTGATTACCACTAATATCTAGATCTAGATCATTAAATTCTAATGTTAATTGACTATGTGTAAATTGGTCAGTACTTAAAAAACCACTATCTTTATTTAATACGGGTTCTAAACCAAAAGAATATGTATATAAAGGTAGTATAGTTTGAAATTTAGGTTCGGTTATATTATCCATATAGTAATAAGGATAAGTATTATATTCGTTAGGATGTAATATTAGAGATTGTGCAGAACTAATATCTTGATATTGATATACTTTAAAAGTACTATCACACTTAAAATGTTGGTATCTTTGTATTAATTTATAATAATCAGCCGTAGTATCAACTAACATATTACCATTTATATTAATAGATGCACGTTTAAGACCATCTGTTAGTTGTCTAAATGCATAATAAGAGCCATCTTGTTCCATTATAGCAATATTCCATAATAAATATTCGATATAATGAGTTTGTGGAATAGACACTTTATAAGTAGAATTAGATGATATAGAAACCTTATCGATACGATTAACTTGTTTAATAAGATATTCTAAAGGAAGATTTGTGAATTTTTCTTTTTCTTCAGGTGTTAAATAACCATATTTATATAAACATTCGATATCACTTATTTTACGAGTTGAACCATTAGTAAAATTTTTTAATTTAACTTTTATAGTAATATTATTATTTTTAATAGCCCATAAAGGAAATGCATTCATAGGTGATTTATGAAACCAAAAAGGTAATGGAACATATAAATAAACAAATTCAGAAGGATATGTTGAATTTTCACTACCTCTTTTAGCATACTCATATGAAATCATAGGAACTAATGAATTTTTTTGTTGTTGATTAAGATATAAATCATAATAAGATAGAATATAAAAACTATCTAATTCACTTAACACCTTATTATTATATATAAATTGTACACTGTCAATAATATTTACAAATGTTTCAAGTGCATATGTATTAGTATTTAATGAATTAGCATTTCCTGAATAATCCCATCCATTATTACCGGATACATCTAATTTAATTCTTAAATAAACTTCATTTAATAAATCTGCATTAATAGGAACATGAATATCTAAAGTCATATTATCATATATAAAATTGTTGTTATTTTTATCATTATTAGATACAACTAACCAATCAGTACCGAATTGTGTATGTGTTTTAATATCTCTTTGAAAAAAGGTATATTCTGCATTTTGATTTAATAGTTGGTCTTGTTCTCCTCTAGCAAGTAATATAATTCGTGCATTTGACATAATAGTATTGTTTTATTATATCAAATGAAAAAAAGATATATTATGTGGCGAATGCTAAACCAGCCTTACCACTCATAATTCTCAAAACATTTATACTTAATGCATAAATATTAATGTATTTTGCAGTTAAATTATTAGTACTACCACCAAAAGTAAAATTATCTTTATCACGAAATAGTTTCATCTTTAGTTGAGCTTGTTCTAATTTTGAAAAATTAACTGAACCGGATGGTTGAGTATCTGTTGGATTAATTGCAAAATTATAGTTATAAAAACCCATACCAACAGGATATATATTAGATTTATAACTAGGAGCATTAGTATATGTTTTATTTAAATTATATACATTTAATAATGAACTATTAAGATGATGTTGGTAATCTTGAACAAAACGGAAATATTGTGGTTCTAATGGTTCAGTTACATCTTTACCATTCATAACAATATTACATTCTTTAATTTGTTCACGTAATACTGTTCCATTTCTCCAATAATTATAGTATAAAATACCTGTAGTATTATCATATTTATATTGAGTACTATTAATACTATTACTTAAGTCGACATAATTATCTTTAACTCCCCAAAATATAGATTTAACCGGATGATTAAAACGTAAGTCGAAACGATGTGTTTTATCTTCATATCTTACATCATCATCATTTATATATAATTGGACCGGATTATTAATACTAGATTGTACTTGTGTAATTAAATATTCTAATTGTTTAGATGAGAATAAAACTCTTTCATCTTTATCTAAATGGATATATTCACATAACATTTGCATACGACTTATAGATAAATCATCATTTTTAATAGTATTAGTGGTATTACTAGAATAAGTAGTAGGAATACTCTTATTATTTAATTTAACTTCAATTCTAACTGTTGAATATTGTAAAGCGATTAGTGGTAATGATAAACCAATATCGTTATTAAACCAGAATCTTAATGGAAGAAACAATGTCTTTTTATTATCTTCTGGGGAATGAATACCTGTCATTAATCCGGTTGCTAATTCTTTACGTTTATCTTGTAATAATTCCATATATAACATAAGCCAATCGCTATAGTGACGATCGATTAATTGACCATCTATAATAATATCAATATATTCGATGAAAGAATAACCGAATAAATTTACTGAAGATATATCAACTTGATTATTTATTTGAATATCTAGAACTAAATACATACGATGTAATAAGTCGCCACTTTTAGGTATATCAACATATAATTTTTTACCATAAGCGTCTTTTGTTTCACCGACAAAAGGAACGAATACTTGGTCTAATGCGAAATGAGTATGTCTCTTATAAGCACCTTTAAAGAAGGTGAATTGTGGATTACCTACTAAATATTTATCTTGCTCACTCTTTACGGCAAGTAATATATAACCTAAACCCATATTTATTTATATTATAAAGATATAATTATTTTCATTAGTTAAACCTATATGTAATAATTTATTACACAAAATATGATTATATTATAAGATGTCTCATAAAATAATAAATATTAAAACAAAAAAGCGTAAGGCGAAAAATTATACTAAAGAAGATATAGAAAATCTATTAGAAGATTATATACGAATTGATAATATTGATGAAGTACCTGTTAATAGTTGCATTCGTTATGTTACATTAGATAGTAATAAAAGACAAACTTTTAAAGAAGGAGGAAAATTAGTATCAACAACGGATAAATGTGTATGTTTATCAAAAGGTACTTTTAAGTGGTATGTTAAAAAGAAACATTATGAAAAACCGAATGATAAAGAGGTATTATTTGAAACCATATTTTGGAAAAAGAGAGATTATATGGATGATTTATTAGACCATATTGAAAACCAGACAAATGAAATTCAATTATTAAAAGAACAGTTAAGTATGTTTAAAGAAATATTAAAGATATTAAAAGATGAAAATAAGATTACTAAAAATGCTCTTGATATACTTAAAAATCAAGTATCAAAATGTAAAGAATTATGTATATCATTAAAAGATCGTAAATTATCTAAATCTCGTCATTAGTCTTTCTAGTAACTAATGTTTTGAACTTATTATATCCACTAGAACTTTTATCTTTAATAACTACAATACCATTTTTTAAACCATCAATAATACTATTAAAGTAACCATTTTTATACATAATAGCAGCAATAATAATAATAATAAAGATGAGTAGGGCAAGAATAATAGCTTTAGTAGAATCGCTATTTTGTTTTTCTATCATAGCATTATTAGATAAGATGGAACATTGATTTCGAAATGATTTATCATCATAACAACGCATAGCAGAACCGTAATTTTGATTATTAGATTTCTCTAGATTAGGATTATAATTAATAGTTCGACTATCATCTTTAATAGTATCTCTATTATTAGTATTAGGGAATAGAGTTTTAATTTTATCGAAGAATGTAATATTAGTATAGACGGGATTACTCATAACGATCCAAGTAACATTTTCAGTACAATTACCACGAATAGTAGAACCGGCATAAGTATAGAAAGATTTAGTTTCGGGTAATACATCGAAAATATTCCATTCATTACCTAATGAAAGAGTTTTGTAAGAGCCTGATTGTTGAGGGATTAAAGAAATGAATTCATTTAAGAATGTTTGTGTTCTACTTAAAATATTACTATCATTTAATTGTAAAAAGACGGAAACGATTAATATAGTATTACTAATTTTATTATAATGATGGAGCATTAATTCTGCGTCAAATTGTTTACCATCTATTTTATGTGAAGAAGGGCGAGTATAACTCATAGTTTCTAATTGATAGACGACATCTTTATAAATAACGCTAGAACCTGCATCATAATATAAATAGAATTCTTTGCCTGTATTTTCGATAGTACATAATGAACTACGATAAAAGAATAGGAGACTACATAATGAACTACATTCTGTTGCATTACTGGATATAATTTCGAGAGGAGATTGTTTTTTACCTGTAACACATTTATTTTCGATATCTGTCATATTATACTAATATTATTATGGATAATAAAATTATTATATAATAGTAAATATGAAAGAGTGGATTATAGGAATAATATTAGTAGTATTATTTGCATATTATCTAGGAATTACAATAGCATCAGTAGTAGATTATAGATTAAAAGATGCGATAATAAATTTACCGGAACAAAATAATACGATATATCTTAAAGTAGGAGAAGAACATTTTGAGGTAGAAAAAGATGATTATAAAACGAAGAAGAAAATAACAAATCTTAAAAAAAAGAATTTAAAGACTTCCAAATCATCCAAAAAATCTTCAAAAAAAAATAAAAAGTTTGAACATTTCGAACAACTTATTAAAGAAAATAAAGATGATACTATTATCGACCAAAATCAAAAAGCTTACGCTATTTCTTACAAATTAGCTAAATCTTTACAAAATAATACTCTCCCTTTTAATGGTTATAATTCTTATGACTATGATCAAGTATATGCTACATTTGAAAAATAAAAATAATCGATATAAAGATTATATCTTAAATTACTATAATATAAGATGTCATCATCAAAAATGGAAACTGAAAATGAATATGTTATAAATGAATGTAAATCATTCGACGAATTAAATTTAAATGAAGACCTTTTAAGAGGTATTTATTCTATGGGTTATGAAATACCCTCTCAAATTCAAAGGAAAGCTATTAAACCTATGATTGATAGAAGAGATCTAATCGCTCAATCTCAATCAGGTACCGGTAAAACAGCAACCTTTTTAATAGGTTCATTAAATCAAGTTGATAAAACTTTGAATAAACCACAAGTATTAGTTATTTGTCCTAATCATGAATTAGCACAACAAATATATTATAATTTCTCTTGTTTAAGTCAATACATGAAATTAAAAAGTGCTCTATTAATAGGTGGTATTCGTACCGACGAAAATATTAAATCTTTAGATGCAGGTGCTCAATTTGTTGTTGGAACTCCTGGTAGAATACAAGATATGTTAAAAAAATATATATTAAAATTAGGTAAATTAAAATGTCTCGTTATTGATGAAGCTGACGAAATGTTGTCAAAAGGATTTAAAGAACAATTATACGAAATTTTCCAATTCGTTCCTAAAGATTGTCAAGTTTGCGTTTTTAGTGCTACTATGCC